TCTCCAAGTGATATTATAAAATTTGATGCAACAGAATATATACCATTACCAAATGATTGGTCTACAAGTGATGATGCAAATATATCAAATGTTAGGGATAATGCGAATTCTGATATTAATAATAATCAGATAAAAACAGTTTATATTGATAATCAAGGATCTTCTTATAAAAATGCAGGTGCTGGAGGGCAAGAATTTAATATTGTAGGTGATGGATCTGGTGGAAAAGCAATTGTAGAAGTAGGTAGTGATGCTAAAATTAGTGATGTAAAAGTAAGTGTTGGTGGTAAAGGATATAGTTATGGAATTGTTGATTTAACAACAATTCAACCAACAAATCCTGATGCAAAATTAATTCCTATTATTCCACCATCGAAAGGTCATGGATATAATTTATATAAGGAATTGGGTGCAGATAGAATTCTAGTTTATGCTAGATTTGATGATGCAACAAAAGATTTTCCTATAGATACTAAATTTGCTCAAATAGGAATAGTTAAAAATCCAACATCTATTGGGTCTACAGAAGTCTTTACTGAAAATCAATATTCTTCAGTATCATCTTTATATCTTAATACTTTTCCTGAAAGTACAATTGAAATTGGGGATTTAATTAGACAAGATGTAAAAAGTGGTAGTACTGTAATTGGTCAAGTAAGAGGTTATGTTGTTTCTTTTGATAAAATATCAACTGATTCTAGTAATCCAATAGCAGTTTTAAAATATTATAGAGATAGATCTTTATATTTTAATACAACAACAGGAGATCAATCTGATCATGCTGGTATTGGTACTATAAGTGGTTCTAATGGTCAGGTATATGATTTTACTGCAGGGGAAAATATTAGCGGAACAAATGGATCATCAGCATATACCGTATCTATAAATTCTAGTTTTAGTGGTATTACAACAAATCCTACAGGAACTAAGGTTATTGATCTTGGTGTTGAATTTAAAAATGGGTTATCTCAATCTGAGATAAATAATCAGTCGGGTGATATTATCTATTTGGATAATAGAAAATTAATTACTAGAGATAGTAGGCAAAAAGAAGACATTAAAGTTATCCTGGAATTCTAAAACATGTCACAGAAAACAAATTTAAATATAAGTCCTTATTATGATGATTTTAATGAGGACAATAGTTTTTACAAGGTCTTATTTAGACCAGGTAGACCTGTTCAAGCTAGAGAATTAACTACTCTACAATCAATATTAGATAATCAGGTAAAATCTTTTGGATCTCATATTTTTAAGGAAGGATCTGTGGTCATTCCTGGTGGTATTAAGTATGATAATAAATATTATTCTGCAAAAATAGAATCAGTTCATCTTGGTCTTCCAGTATCTCTTTATAGTGATCAATTAATAGGTAAAGAATTTAAAGGTCAGAATTCTGGTATAAAGATTCAAATTAATGATATTAAATTTCCAAAAGATTCTACAGATATTACAGATGTAACTATTTTTATCAAATATCTTACTGGAAATGATAATAATGAAATATCAAATTTAAGTGATGGTGAACCATTAATTTCTTTGCAAGATATAACTTATGGGAATACAACAATATACAATGGAGAAAGTGTTGCTTCATTAGTTCTATCAAACGCCTGTGCGGTTGGTAGTGCGGTCAAACTTACTTCTGGTGTCTATTACATCAAAGGAACTTTTGTAAACGTTTCTGGAGATACTATAGTATTAGATCCATATTCTAATAATCCATCATATAGAGTTGGATTAAGTATTTCAGAAAGTATTGTTACAGCAAAAGATGATTCATCATTATATGATAATGCTAAGGGATTTTCTAATTTTGCAGCACCTGGTGCTGATAGGTTAAAAATAACTGCAACTCTAGCAAAAAAATCATTAAATGATACTGATGATATTAATTTTGTCGAATTAATTAAACTTAGAACAGGAGATCTTAAAAAGTTACAGGATTATTCTGTATATAATATTTTAGCTGAAGAATTTGCAAGAAGAACTTATGAAGAATCTGGAGATTATTCCCTTGATAATTTTAAAGTTCGTATATCAGAATGTTTAGATGATGGTATTTCAAATGGAGGTGTTTATAAATCAAACGAAACTACTGAACAGGGAAATACTCCATCTGAGGATTTAGCATGTGCTGAAATAAGCTCTGGAAAAGCATATGTTAAAGGTTTTCGTATTGAGGAACCTGGAACCACAAATGTAGATTTTGATAAACCAAGAGATACTGATAGTGTAAACACTGCACTAGTTCCTTTTGATATGGGAACTTTAATTCGTGTCAATAATGTAGCAGGAACACCTATTATAACCACGAATATTGCACAAAATGCAGTTACTCTTTATAGTAGAAGAAAAACCGCAAATCCAGCATCTGGAAAACCTACAGATGCCCATCCAATAGGAAAAGCAAGGGTATATGCATTTGGATTAAGAAATACTCCATATGCTGATGCTTCTACTGAATGGAATTTGCATTTATTTGATGTTCAAACATACACATATTTGACATTAAATACTCCATTATCTGCAGACGTTAGTTCTTTTGTTAGAGGTGCTAACAGTGGTGCCACAGGATTTATCAATGAAACTTATACTACAAAAACTGAAATAGCTCTTTCAGAAACTTCTGGGTCATTTATTCCTGGTGAACAAATAATTATTAATGAATTAGAAGATTCTGTTTCTAACAGGTCAATAGTATCATTAAGACAATATACTATTGAAGATATAAAATCAGTATATCAAGATACAGCTGGCATGTCAAATGGAATAACTGGTTTTCTTGATTTCAGTGCGGATACTATACTTGAAACTACTAGCATACCATCATTACCAACTTTTAATAATAGTATAATCTCTTCTGTAGATGGTAATACAGGAACACTAACTTCACCTGGTAATGCATTTAGTGGTATAACAACAGATTCTATTATTCAATATCAACGTGCAGGAACAACTGATATTACATATAATAGAGTTTCTAGTATTAGTGCAGATTTAAAAACACTTAGTATTGTTAAGGAAGCACTTAATGTCTCAGGTGTAGCGTTAGGAACTATTGGTATTAATACTGCAGCTTCAATATCTTTAGCAACACCTGTTATTATAGACAAAGAAAATAGTGGATTATATGCCCCATTAGATCATAGTTCTATAAGTGAAGTTGATTTAGCAAATTCTACATTATCAGTTGCTTCTCAATCTGGAAAATTTACTTTAACAAATAATTCTTGCACAACACCAATTTCTGATCTAACACCTGGAATAACAAGTGCATTCTATAGTAATTTTGATACTCAAAAGTATTCATTATTTTATCAGGATGGATCGGTAGAACCTTTAACAAGAGATCAATTTAAGTTAGTTGATGCTAGTTCAAAAGTTCAATTTAGTGGATTATCAAAAAATTCTGGATCTGCAGTTCTTAATGTTACTGTAGAAAAAGAAGGTATTACAAATAAAACTAAACAGTATATAAGAAGTAATCAAATTGTTATTAATAAAACTAATGCAGGTGTAACAACAACTACAAGTGGTTTGACTAAAAATGATTTCTATGGATTAAGAGTAGAAGATAAAGAAATATCATTAAATGTTCCAGATGTTGTAAATGTAGTAACTATATTAGAATCTTTAGATGCTAATGACCCAACTCTTGATAAAATAACAACAATATCTGGGTTATCTTTGGATGTTAATAGTGTAGTTGGTGAAAATATTATTGGTTCTGAAAGTGGAGCAGTTGCTCAATTAGTTAGTAGAGTAGATGGTCAGAATGTAACAATTGCTTATTTTACGGATGTTAAATTTAGTTTGGGTGAATTAATAAGATTCCAAGAATCAAATATTGAAACTACAGTTCAAGCAATAACAATTGGAAATAATTTAGATATTACTGAAAGGTATTCTCTTGATAAGGGGCAAAGAGAACAGTATTATGATTATTCTAGAATAGTTAGAAAGAGGAATTTTTCTCCTCCTTCTAGAAGAATTTTAGTTGTTTATAATTCATATGAAGTTCCATCAACAGATCTTGGTGATTTATTTACTGTGAGTTCTTATGATAAGAATAGATATACTAATGATATACCAATATTAGCTAATGGTGTAAGAGCAACAGATGTTCTTGATTTTAGACCTAGAGTATCAACAAACGTTTCTGATACCGTTTCTCCTTTTGCTTTCACTACTAGAAATTTCACTACATCTGGATCAACACCTTCTCTTGTAGTTTCTCCACAGGGAGATTCTACTATAGGGTATAGTTATTACTTACCAAGGATTGATAAAATAACTGTTTCAGCTAATAAGGAGGATGGTGATGGAATATTCTCCGTTATTAAAGGAACATCTTCCCTTAAACCAAAACCACCATCTTTAATAGATGGAGCTATGCATATTGGAACTGTTGAACTTCCAGCATACCTTTATAATGTAAATGATGCAAAAATAACTCTTATTGATAATAAGAGATATACAATGAGAGATATTGGTAAATTAGAAGATAGAATAGAAAATTTAGAGATAGTTACAAGTTTAAGTTTACTTGAATTAGATACTAAAACTCTTCAAATAAGAGATGGTGTTGGTGATAGATTTAAATCTGGATTTTTTGTAGATGATTTTAAAGATAATCAACGTCTTGATTTAGAAAATCAGGATAATACTGTTAATGTTGATAGGGAAAATCAAGAGATGGTTGTTCCTATAGATTTTTATACAGTAAAACCATTATTAGGTGTATCTGATAGTATTGATATATCAAGTGCAGATTTTTCTCAAAATTTACCTTTACTTGATACTAATATACAAAAAACAGGAGATTTAGTTACTTTAGCATATACTGAAGTAGTATCTGATATTGGTAATCCTCAAGCAAGTAGGGTGGAAAATGTTAATCCTTATGAGGTTGTTGTTCGTAGAGGTAGAATTTTATTAACTCCATCTAGTGATAATTGGACAGAAACCATAGAAATTGATGGTGGAACAATTACAAGAATTGGAGATACAGCATCAGAAACTGCAAGTAGAGTATTAACAGGATCAAGACCATTAGAATTTATTAGATCTAGAAATGTTGGATTCTCTGCATATTCATTAACACCAAATGTTAGACATTATCCATTCTTTGAGGGTAGAAGTGGTATTGATATAGTTCCAAAATTAATTGAAATTAGTATGGTTTCTGGAAGTTTTACTATAGGTGAGACTGTTACAGGTTCTGTTGGAGATGGTCCTCAGTTAATTGCATTTAGAACTGCTCAACCAAACCATAAAACAGGAGCATATGATTCACCTACTACAGTATTTCAAAGTAATCCTTATGATAATGATGTATCATTGGGAACTGCTTATACTGAATCAACTACAGTTTTGAATGTAGATATTGCATCGTTAACAGAAGAAGCTCAAGGTTCTTTCTTTGGTAGAGTTGCAATGAGAATGACATTTGTTGGTCAAAGTAGCGGTGCTGTTGCAGTACTTAATTATAGTTTAGGATCAGGATATCCAAATCAACCTCATGTTAGATTAATACCAGATTCTTTTGGTTCTTTATATGGTGCATTCTGGTTTAGAAATCCAACAACTAGTCCACCACCACCATTAAGATTTACTAATGGAACAAAAACATTTAGATTAACGTCTTCATCTACTAATGCAGATCCATTACCAGGTGATGAAGATATAGGTATAACTCGTGGAGAAACTACTTATACTACTTCTGGTGCAGTAAATCAATTTACTACAACTACTACTATAATTCGTACTCCACCTCCAAGACCACCAGTGGAAGAAGTTGCTGATGATCCTTTGTCACAATCATTTACTGTTGATGAAACTGGAATGTTCTTATCATCTGTAGGGTTATATTTTGCAACTAAAGATGATAGTGTGCCTTTAACTGTTCAAATTAGAGAAATGCAGTTGGGAACACCTACACAACAGTTAATTCAAGATTATGCAGAAGTAACAATAGATCCAACTCAATTAGATTCTGATGGGAATTCTATTATAAAAACATCTAATGACGCATCATTAGAAACTAAAATTACTTTCCCTTCTCCAGTTTATCTGGAAAGTGGTAGGGAATATGCATTAACTCTTTTAGCACCAGCAACAACACAATATAAAGTTTGGATTGCTCAAATGAATGAAGAGACTATTGAGACTCAACTTCTTGGTGTTGATCCAGGATCAAAAAGTATAGTTCAAAAACAATATTTGGGAGGAAGTTTATTTAAATCACAAAATGGTAGTATATGGACAGCAACTCAAGATCAAGATTTGAAATTTAA